CTATTTAACCTCAATATTAAACTTTATATAATTCTCTTTAAAAAGTTCTGGATAATCCCTCTTACATTGATTTTCACTTTTACCTGAAATCGCATCACTTACCATTTTATCAAAATTAGTATAGTCGATTAAATTATAACTCAATTCAAAATTTTGCACATTTAATTTTTTCTGTGCTAAAATCTTAACTTCGCCATCAATAAAATTATTTGATGCAATTTGTTCTTTAAGCTCTTTTGACAAAGTACAATTTTTTAATCTATACCCATCTTCAATCTTAGCTGACCAACCATTTTCAGATAAAGTAATAGCTTTGGCAGTTGAATTTTCAATTTTTATCTTTACGGTTATATATTCATAGTCAATTGCTTTGGCAATATCAGATCCATTCGCAAAATACTCTCCATTATCTTCGACTACATTATCTTGTGTCCTATCTCCTTTTACTGGTTGTTTAGTAACTGATTCTAGAATTAATTTAACACCATCTTTAGTTTTTTCATTTGGATTACTGTCTCCATGGACTTCTTGTGCTACCACTTCATTTGTATTACTATCTATTTTAGAATTGCTGCAACTTACTAACCCAACAAATGTAAATGCAGTTAATATGACAGCTATAATTTTTCTTTTCATTATGTCCCCTCTAATCTGCATACATTAATAGCATGCTATATATTTTTATTTTACAGACACTTTAAATAAAAATAAGGCTACATAAGTAACCCTATAGTTATTTTTTCCAAGCATGTCCACAATTAAGACATTTCATATTGCCTTTATATTTTTTAGAAGTTAATCCACCAAGTACAGCGCCTGCTGGACCTAATAATACTCCTCCTACAACTCCTCTGCCTACACTTAATTGTTTTCTGTGTTCAACATATTCAATAGATGTGCTATGGCATTTTGGACAATTAGCTATACGTTCTCTTTTTAATTCCTTAACTCTATCCCTCTGTGTAGGTTTTGGTTCTATTTGCTTATTTTCTATATTTACATATGTTGTAGACTTACTTTCTAGTGGTTCGCTATTTATATTAGTATCTTCTATACCTCTATATTCTAGTTCTGCATTCTGTCTTATTGTATTAAACATTTTATCTATTGCTCGCATATTTTGAACTTTAAAAACTATTTGTTTGTCCTTGTCATCTTCATTAACAAAAATAATTAATTTACTTCCATTAACTTCTACATCATTTATAGAATCATAACTAATGTATATCTTCTTTCCAAATGTTATGTCAGCAAATATTCCATTGCTCATTATGTATAAATTCAGTGTTGCTCCACATTTAATTTCTTTATAACCAAATTCAAATTTTGCAACCGAATATGGTGATAGTAAAACATTCCCACCATCTTTTAATAAAGACTTAAAATCAGATTTATCAATTATCATTTATTTACCCCCCTCAAATTAATATACATTAATTGTATATTATCCATAAAAATTGTCAATATTATATAATACAAGACCACCTTATATAAATAAAATAAGGGTAGCACCTAGAAATTAATCTAAGCTCTGCCCTTAAATATTAACGGTTCACTGCAAAGTAAAAATCTTTTACTTCTGCTTCTTTTATATGAGAGCCATCTTTTAAAACTAGCTCTAGCGCAGAATGCGGTGTTTTTATAGATTCTAGTAATAATTTCTTACTAAAACTTTCTCTATTTCCGTTTAATATTAATTCTTTTACATCTGACTCATTAATTACTGTACTATTTTTAAGCAATAATAACTTCATATATACCAACCTCTCTCTTTTATTTACCAACCAAATTATACCATTATTGAATTTTAGCAGCAACTCCATTACTATCAAATTTGTAAGTCCCCCATAACTCACAATCATGGGCCATTTTACCATCGCTATAAAAATAGTAGTCCTGGTTATTAGAAGTTAGATGAAGCCATCCAGTAACTCTATAACCTTTATAGTCAAAATAGTACCATTCTCCATCTATCTTTTCCCAATCACACTTTGTATATGATCCATCTGAATGTTTGTACCAATATCCAGTATCATCTTGTATCCATTCACCTTTGTTAGAAGTTAATAATATACCGTAATTAAACTCATTAACATCACAAACACCAGTAATTCCATCTACTTTGCCTTTTTCTGTGTACTGGTGCCCTACCAGTGTATAAGAATTACTTGGTAAGTTCCAAGGCTTATCATTGTAATTAGCCTCCCATAATACATATTCTGTAAACTTACCTTTAAGATTACTTAAGAATCCTGTATAAGTATAAATACCTATTTGCATATTAGATAATTCTTTAAATTTATTTATAAATCTTTCTACATAATCAACTAGCCCATCAAAATTAACTTCTATATCTAACATAGGAATAAGATCACTAGATTTATCTTTAATAGCATTATAAAAATTATGGGCCTGTGTTTCAGGAGAACTTGTACCAACTAAAAAATGATAAAATCCTACTTTAAGACCGTTCTGCTTAGCATTACAGTAGTTAGTATATAAATATCCATCTTTAAAGGTTGTTCCTTCTGTAGCCTTAATATAGCAACATTCTACCCCATCATTTTTGACTTTCTCAAAATTTATATTTCCATTGTTATTGCTTACATCTATTCCTTTCATATTACTGCACCTCCTCTGTAATTTCTGTATCTAGTAATTCATCAGTAAAGTAATTCAACATCTTTTCTAAGAATTTTCTTAACTTAACTGGTATAGGCAATCCACATAACAACATATTTTTTAATATACTTATAGCTTCATAAAGAATAAATAAGATTGAGAAAAATTCACATAAACCTATTTGATCTGTTCCAAGATATGAAATCCATTCTTTAGGAAGCATAAATGCAACATTTATTTTAATGCACATATCTAACCCTGCAAGGAATGCTATACATCCAAGCATTGCTATTTTTCTTATACCCCCATCAATACCAAAACAACTATTAAATTTATGTTCTTTTAAAGCCCTACAGACACCAAAGAACGTGTCCATAAGAATTACAATTGCAACTGTTAAAATAAAGATATTGTGCTGTACTAAATTAATATAATTTGTCATTTTTAAAACCTTCTTTCTAATTTTTTGTAAATTAAAAGAGCACCTATAGGCACTCTTGTTTTAAGCTATTATTATTGCATCTGCACTAAACAGCCCGCCATAATAAGTTTTAAATTTAAGAAAAATTTGATTATTACTCACTGTATATGAAGGAGCTACCAACCGTGATCTACCTTTTATTTTTACAGTAAAATTATTTGCAGTTATTTCAGTTACAATTACATATGTTTTACAATATACTTCAAAATATGAACTTGTATCGTCTGGTGAGGTATCCGCCCCAGAAAATATAATCTGTTTAGGTATTCTACCATTTAGTAGCGTTTTTAAAGTATCTTGATATTCTATGGTAAAATATTGCCAATCAGAGCTATTAACTAATACTGCTGTAATAGGTTGTGTATAAGTCAAATAAACATACTCATATTCACTGCCACCAACATGATGTATTAATCCTTTGTCATTCATAGATGTATAATCTCCTGTAGCTATATTACCAAACTTTGCGCCTCCTGAACTCACCTCAAAATATTTTGATATACCATTAAATGCAGTCATAACTTCTGTAGGACTTTGAGTAATTACAGTTCCTATATTAGATACATTTCCTTCTACCCAGTCAGTTGCACTTGAACTTTCCTCTAATTGTAATCCAGCAATTAGCATTTCACATGATCCCTCATTGGAATGAAATCCAAATCGAACCATTAAAGATTCTGTATCAGCGCCAGTGGTAAATGTCTTTGAATATCTAATCCATGTATTTCTATTACAAACTTTATCAGGGCCAATAATAATAGGATTTGTATAATTTATTTTCCCAAATCCCGAAGCATTTCTTTCATATAAAAAACTAGATGGCGTTGTATATGGTCCATTTAAAGTATAGTAATATGAAAATGTATATTTTGTATTAGGTTTAACCATTCCGTATAAATCCCTAAACTCACAATAATTATCTCCACCTTTGTCATATCTAATGTATAATACATTGTCATCTGCTACTGGAGCATTAACATAACCCCATCCAGTATATTCACTCTTTTTTGATATTCTACAAGCATAGTTTGTCCCTGATTTATTAATAAACCCTAATTCTTTATTAAAAGCAGAATTATTAATTAGATTTTTAGTACTAACTGTTTTAGATACACTACTTTTTATACTATCTAACTGTAAATCTATAGAACTTTGCATACTACTTATACTGCTATTTATTGTATTTATTTGACCGTTAACAGTATCCTTGTATGAATTAAGAGTTGTTGAATCTACTTTAAGAGAAATACTATTCTTTAATGCAGATATTTCTGTTGTATTGCTTGTTACTGTTTCTTGTACTGTAGTGATTTCATTTTCTACATCCTCTGGTGCTGGTGTCCAATCTGTAGCTATATTGCCTTTTTCTACTTTTACATTTCTCACATAAACATCTACCTCTGAACCTGTTCCGCCCCCAAAAAATATATATAAATAAAAACTTCCATCAGCTTCTATTTTTATGTTATTTGGAATAGTAAAATTTCTACTAACTCTTTTCCAATCAGATATATTTGTATCATGAGGTTTTCCAAAATTAACACTAGCATAAAAATTAGAATTTGTTGTTGTTGCGCACATAATACATATTCCACTATTTGAAATTCCAAAAGTCCCTTTTATATCAAAAGATATAGATATTGTATCTCCAACATTTACTCCAATATTGTTTGAATTTACCCTAATACCTCTGCTTGAATTAACAGCTCCATTTGTTGCAGTAGCTTTATAGTGATACCCATTTTTAGTAAACTCATAAAAATATACATTGTTAACTGTATACATGAAAAAATTAGCTGTTTCAGGTAATTTATAATATAGAAAACTAGAGTTAGTTATTAAATTCCTTCCACCCACATTAAGATTATTCAATTTAGTTGTTAATGTTGTAGTATTAGTTTCTAAACTGCTCACTCTTCCTGTAATACCATTCAATGTTGTATCTAAACTTGTAACAGAATTACTTATACTTTCAACTGTGCTTTTCTCTGCTTTGTTCCCCAAGGTACTATTTATAGTAGTTATAGAACTATTAATATTTGATACACTTTGACTTATAGAATCTGTAGTCTGTTTTATTTCTGATTTTGCACTAGAAATTTGAGTGTCTGTATAAGTTTCTATATCTTCAGGTGCTGGTGTCCAGTCTGTAGCTTTTGTCCCATATTCTAATTTCATTGAATTAATATAATATATTCCAATTGAATTGAATCCATAAATTAATTCAACATTACCCTTTGTTCCAGTCATTGTAACTTTTCCCAAATTAACAGTAACAAATTTCCAATCAGTTGTAATACTAAATGTCTTAATACCTCCGGAAGAACCACCACCACCAAATCTAATCCAACCGCTAGATGCGATAGAACCTTTTATATAAAATGAAACCAACACATTCATATCAACAATAACAACATCATATAGATATTGCCATATATCTTGGCTACCACTCATAGAAGCGATTTTACATTCTATTTTTAAAGAATTATTACAATTATATGAATTTGTAGTATCTCTTGAAATAATATGATATGTTCCTCTATTGTACGTGCCTGTAATATCATTTCTATATGCTGTATTTTTCAGCAAATTTCTTCCACCAATACTTAAATTATTAAAATTACTTTCTGTAGCTTCAACTCTACTTTCAAATCCATCTAATGTAGAACTTAAAGAACTTAATTGGCTTTTAGTAGAATTTAAATCACTCTGTACCGAACTTACACTTGTTTTTACTCCATTTAAATCTGTCTGTATAGATGTTATTTTTGATGTATTACTGCTTACTGTACCATTAAGTGTATTTAATGTACTTGTGTGTTCACCTATAGTTGTGTTAATAGAATTGACAGTTTGTACAGTACCACTATAGGCATCTTTAAGTGTTTTTTCTTTACCACCTACTGTAACTGTAGTATTAGAAATTAATGTACTTATCTGACCTTGTATAGCACTTATAGATGTTGTATTTGTTTCAGTTATACTTTTAACATCAGATATACTATTTTCTATATCTTCTGGCGCTGGTGTCCAATCTGTAGCTATATTGCCTTTTTCTAGTTTTAATCCACATATATAAAACATTTTTCCATCTACAGAATTTTCAAATCTTGGTCTAAATGAACCATCAGAAGTAATAGTGAATGCTTGATATATTTTCCTCCATGATGTAGCATCATCAGTTGCACCAATTAATTTTGTACCATTATCTGTAGATGGTACTACTGAACCTTCACTAGAATAAAAATATACTCCTGCCCCAGTATCACATTTCACATAAGCCGAAATAACATATTTCTCCCCTTTTACAAATGGAACAAACTGAGAAAGCCCCATCCATTGATTACTGGATTTCATCACTACAAAATTTTTATATTTTGTACCATCAATAGTCCAAAAAGATTTGTCCTTCCATGTTCCAGAAAAATCCTTTGTCCCTGTGAATAAATTTACTCCACCAACATTCAAATTATCAATCTTATCATTGGCACTATTTGCTATTGTTTTAATACTATTAAATGCAATATCTAATGTTTGCCCTGTTAAATCTATTGCAACCTTACTTGCATTAATATAGTTACTTCCATCTGCATTTAAACCACTTATAACACTACTATAGTCAATCTTATTTGAATTAATAGAATTATCAGCAATCATATCAGTTTTAATAAGACCATCACTTATAGCTCCTTCATGTAATCCTGTAGAATCTAAAAGAACTGTCCTGCCATCTGTACCTTTAACAATAAAATTAAAATCACCTTTTGTATCCTGTCCTATCTGCACTCTTACATTTTTATCTTTATCACTAAATTGTATAGTGTTATTGGCCAATACTAATCCACCATCATTGGAAGCTATATTAAGCTTATTAGTATTTAAAGTTCCTGATGTTATCTTATCTGCAACTAAGCTTTCTACCATTGCATTTTTTATAAATCCATTCTGTACTGTAACCTTATCTGCTGTTAAAACCAAAGAATGTATATTAGCACTTGTAAGATTTCCACTTACTAAAGTACTTATGTCTGCTACTGTAGCCTTTAAATTGCTTATGTTTGCATTAGTTGCATTCAAGTCTGCTATATCTGCTTTATTTATTATTGCATTGCTTAGATTTGCATATTGTGCATTAAGATTAGTTACATTAGCATTAGTAGCATTTAAATCATCAATATTAGCTTTATTAATAAGAGCTGTATTAATTGTTGCTATGCTTACATCTAAAGTTCCAACCTTTGCACTTACTGCATTTAAATCTGCTATATTAGCCTTTTGAATTATAGCTTTTTCTGCTAACAATACTTTTACTGATATTCTATCAAGTTCTGTTGGAGAATCTACTGTACTAAATTGATTGCTACTTTTAGTCTGTCCCTTGGCTCCACTTTCTTGTGTAAGTCCACCATTATAATTAAGCTTGTCTGAAAATATCAAAGCTTTTCTAGTTACTCCATGCTTGTCTATAACATTAATAATATTACCTACATCTAAAGATAAGTCCCCCTGCCATTTCATAGAGTAACCTAAGAAAGAAAAACTTTTTAACTTATTATAAACAGTATTAAGAATTGTTTCTGTCATCCATGGATTTACAAAAGTAATTTCCATGTTATCAGTTCCAAGACTTCCTGCGCTTATAGTATTCTTTTCCTCTATAGCTTCATAATCGTCACTTTCATCAACTGCATCATTTTTTAATTTATTTTGACATGTAATCATACCTATTTTATAAGTATTATCCTCTAAATCATAATCCCAGTAATTATTGGATGTAACTGTGTAATCAACTTCTACTGGTGTAACTATGGTCAACTTTCCTTCCCTGGTTATATAAGCATTACCACCCATCAAAGAAGCTACATATCCTAAGATTTCTCTACATGTATATCCACTAAGTTTATTTAATGTATAGCTTGGAATAGTTACACTAGAATCAAATTCAACTCCTGTTATATCTTGTAGTTGTTGTATTACTTGCTTAAGAGTTGGATTATCATATTTTTCACTGTATGCTGTTTCAAACTTAATCATATTGTCATAAGCTGTAACCTTAACTGTGTAATCAGTCTTTTCAACTTTATCAATGTTAAATATGCCCTGTGGAATATATTCTATGAGTTCTCCCATCTTAAGGCCTAAACTAACATTAACAATACCGACACTTGCATATGCTCCACCATCATTATTCAAAGTTAATTCTAAAGATTTACTTATACAACTCCCTAATGTAAAACCATTACTTGGTTGCTGCAGTTCTGTTTTCAACTGTATAACATCATCATTATTTAAAGTTCTACTTCCGAGGATTATCTTACTTTCAAACATTCTAGAAGGTTCTTTTATATAGTTTTTATAATTCTGACTTGTATTGTACATCTAAAACCTTCCTTTCCTTTTTTCTATTCTTTCAACATAAATTCAAGTTCCAACATATCATTAGGTGTTAAATCAACATTAGAATTAATAAGATCATCTACATTTATTTCTCTAAGTTGTAGTTCAACTTCAATATCTAATAACTCTGCATATTTAGAATTACACTCTTCTTCTTTACCATCTGGGAATAGATATTGGTTATTTTCCACTTTTGGATTTCCATGTTCATCTTTAATTGCATACTCTTTTATAAGCTTATCTCTCTCAGATATAAATACTTTTAATTCTTTATCTATGGTATTTATATTTTTAGCAATAGCGTAGCTTACCTTTACTGGTAACTTCATATTGCTTAACTTTCTAAGAATATTAACCTTGCTTTCCATTTCTCTATTTGTTACTTTTATCATATTTAATTCCTCCTAAAAAATTAAGCCCCCATCAAGGGAGCTTCTATAATTATTCTGTTACTGATGTTTCTTTGTTTTGTTCTGCTTCAAGTTCATCTTGTAAACTATAAACTTGGTTCTGGAAATCAGATATATCTTTGCGACATTCAGTTTTATTTGATTTATATATTTCATCATTAGTAATGTTTATTGATACTGAACCATTACTACTTCCATCTGTACTAAGTTGAGCACTTAAAAATACAGCTTGGCTACCATTTATATTAGATGTTCCAGATAGATTAATTTTCTTTGTTGTTGTTAACATATTCATTCCTTCTCTCTATTTTTCTATAAAATTCATATTCAGACCTTCCCATTTTGTTTGTTTGGTTTTTTCATCATATATGTACGCAGGTGCTGACCTGTCACCTACATACATAATTTTTGTTAATATACCTTCTTGTGGATCTGGAAAAGTAACTTCAAAAAACGTATCTTTAACTGCTTTTAATAAAACAGAAATTTCACTATCTTCTAGTGGCCCCCACTCCATTTCAAGCTTGCGTTTTACAGCTATTCTATCTCTTACAAGTTCACCATTAGCATTTCTATTAGATTCTCCATCTATGTCAGAAACAGTAACCTTATAAGACTTAGGTACTGCTATTTTATTTCCATTTACTACTATCACTTTCCCACCTCCTATGTTATTAATTTAATTACATTCTTACCTTGTTTACGCATCTTAATTAATTCATTAAGTGCAACTCTTCCTATTATGCTACTATCTAACATAAATACTATATCTCCACCTTGTTGGTCAGTACTTACAGAGTTATTGCCAGTTCCTAAGATAGAAGCAATCTGTCCAGCTAAATCACTAATCCACCCTGTATTATTTTCTAATGGCATTACTGCTTCTTTACCTGCTTCACCTACCATTGCAAGTGTAGGGCTGTCTACAATACCACCTTTTGCAAGTGCTGGTATGCTTGGAATCGTAGAAAAATCAAACCCAAAGCTTTCTCCTCCAATACCTGGCACCCAGTCAGGAACATCTATATTTAAGTTATTAAGTGCACTTATCATTTTATTAATTCCATTTATTACACCATTCACCATAGTAATTACTAAGTTAAGTGGCTTTTTAGCAATATTAACTAAGCTATCAAATATAGTTTTAAATATATTCTTAATTCCATTCCATGCATTGCTCCAGCCAGTTGTGAATATTGTTTGAACCCATGTAATAATATTATCAAAATCTGTTTTAATATTAGTCCAAATTTCACTGCATTTAGCCTTAAGTTCATCCCATTTTCCAGCTATAGAAGTCTTTATTGTTTCCCATGCAGTTGATGCACTGGTGCTTATATTTCCCCATGTAGTTCCAAGCCAGCTAGTTAAGTTATTCCATGTATCTTCTGTTCCCTGCTTTACTTCTCCCCATTTATCAGATATAGATGTTTTTATATTGTTCCATGTTTCACTACATGTATTTTTTACACCTTCCCATGTTTCACCTAGCCATGTTGATACACTGTTCCATATTTCTGTTGTCTTTTCCTTTACTTCATCCCAGTGTTTAGCAATTTCAACACCTACTAATGCTATTGGCCCACCTACTATAAAGGCTAGTATATCAACTCCCCATTGTGCTAAGAAGTCTTTAATCCCTCCCCATATTTGAGCACATGTATCGCTTATCCATTGCCATGCATTAGAAAGCCATGCTAATATTTCGTCCCAATTTTTATATATTACTACACCAATAGCAACAATTGCTGCCCCTATTATTATTGGCCATCCACCAACTGCTGCTACTAAAGCAGCACCTATTTCCACAATCCCAGATATAAGTCCTCCTGAGAAAACAGAACCTATAATTGCACCCAATGCAGATAATGCTTCTACTGCACCTAACACTAATGATGCTATCTTCGCACCTGCTAGTGCTGTGCCTATTCCTACTAGAGCTGCTGATAATATATCAATTAATGGTTTATTATTATTTATCCAATCTGTAAATTCAGCTAATTTATCAACTAATGTTCCTACTACATCAAAAACTTCCCCTATAGCAGGAGCTAATATATCTTTGAATATACCTGATGCATCTTTAAATGCTCCACCAGTAATCTTTAATATAAGTTCACCGACTTCTGCAGTAAGATTTACAATCCCATCAAATAAATGTTGGCCTCCATTATCCCATATAATTTTAAGCCCATCTGCTAATGCTCCAAAACCATTACTAACATCAGTACAAAATTGAATTAATGCTCCAAATACATCTTCAGCAACAGTGCCTATGCTTTCCCTAATGCCTTGGCCAATATCACCTATAGTAGTAAATATCTTTCCAAGAATTTCTAGCAAACTATTCATTAATGCATCACCATTGCCATTATTCTCCCACGCATTAGCCCATGCATTAGCAATATCACCTAAAGTTCCAAAGATATCATCAAGAATTAATAATATTCCTTCACATATAGTATCTCCATTGCTCTCCCAAGCCTTAGAGAAAGATGATGTAATGTCTTGTATTATTCTTAAGCATCCATTAAGTAGATTTAATATATCTGTTACAATTTGTACACCTAATCCAGAATCCCAAGCATTTTTAAAGCTTGTAGCAATTTGTCCTATAATAAAAGCAATATTATCAAGTATTTGTAATATGTTTGTACATATTTCAACGCCTACTCCAGAGTTCCATACATTTCTAAAGGTTTCTCCAATATCAATTAACAATTCAAGTACAGAGTTAAGAGAATTAAATATATCCTGAATTAACTTAGTTCCTAAATTATTCTTTTTCCACGCATTAGCCCATGCATTAGCAATATCTCCAACAATCTTAAAGATAGTCTGCAGAACCTTAAGTATATTCTCGCATACCTTTTGTCCTGTGCCATTAGTCCATACTTCCATGAAGCTCTTACCAATATCTTTAATAAGTTGCCATATTTCACTTAAGGCATACTTAAGAGCATTCATAGTTGCTTTACCTTCTTTATCCCATGCCTGTTTCATAGGTTTAAATAAATCAGATAAAATCTTTTTAAACTTTTCTGCCCATGCTGCTGTTTCTCCATCAACAGCGCTCATATCCATACTAGGTGGAGTTAATGTTGGTGCTCCACTTTCAGAATCACTGCCTTGTGTTCCAAGATTATTAATCTCATCAATTCCAGCTAATCCTTTAATTTCTTTTGCTGCCTTCTTAGCACTATCTCCGTAAGCTCCCATAGCTTCTTTTGCATCTATTAATTGCTGTGTTGCCTCATAGCTTTGTTGATATGTCTTACCAAACAATGCACTTATAAAACTTGCTATATATGCTGTTGCTTTTGCAAGTGCACTCATAAGCGAATTAATGGCTGGAAGTATTGCTTGATATATTGGTGTAAATGCCACCATTAAGTTTGTTTGTATCTGTGCTAAAGATTTAGCAAATTGTTGATTGGTTTTAAGATTATTTAATAAACCTGTTCCTATAGCACTAAGTCCTCTAATTACCATAGGGAATACAATTCCCCAAGTAAACATAGACTTAACCATCATGCTTATTCCACTATTTGCATGTTTAAAGCTATTACCAGTTGACTTTGACCTATTACCAAGTACTTTTAGTGCATTAGAAAATAAATTTGCTGAATTTCTCCCCTTATTTGCATTAGAACTGAATTTCTTTGTTTTTCTAGCAACAGATTCTATTTGTTCTCCAGTAGTAGATGATACTTCTCCAAGAGTTTTAAATATCCCATCTAAGTCAGCAAGTTTAAAACCTAGTTTATCAGACTTACCAATTAAATTATTAATTCTCTGCTCTGTCTTAAGCATTTGATCCTGTATCTTATTTTTACTATTTGGATTAAATGCCATCCTGTAAGCTTCTTTTAAGTCTGCCAACTTACTTTGTTGTAAATCAATTTGAGCATTAACATTGTCTAATGTAGCGCTTAAATTAGATATCTGTGCTTTTATTGCTTCTGCATTAAGATTACTTTTGGGTGGCCCTCTAGTTGTATTAGCTGTTCTTGAATTTTGACTAGTTGCTTTAATATTTTCAGCCTTTGGAAATTCAATCTTTGGCATCTTAATATTTTTTACTGCTGCAAAAGCATTAGTAAGAGTAGATCTTATTGCATTAGATGTTTTATTTAATCCTGCTTTAATAGAATTGTTTATAGTGTTCATAGCATCATCTGTCTGTTTTCCTATTCCATCAAATACACCTGCTGTTGCTTTTTCTGTAGTAGTCTTCATTTTCTTAGCAATAATATTACTCATATTACTAATCTGTTTTTCCAAGTCACTTTTAACCTCTAAATCAAGGCTTATCTTTCCTACGCTATCACTCACATTAATCCTCCTTTCTATACGAAAATAAGACACCTAGTAAACTAGATGCCTCCAAACATTTTCTTAATTAATTCCTGTGCTTCTTTTGCCTTAGCCTCTTTTTCTTCATCTGTCATATCCATTACTGGATTATTTTTGTTTCTCCACTCATTTCTTATTCTATGTTGTTCTTTAGTGAAGTTCTTAAGTATATCTTTATCCTCTTCTGCTCTAATGGATACAATCTGTCCTAATGGAGTTTTAGGCATTATTCCAGATAATAAAGAACAAAACTCACTCCAAGTCATATTATCAACTTGTGTGAGTCTTATTCCATATTGAGTTGCAAAGGAAGATTCTATTAACTCCCAATCCTCAAACAAATCATACCATTTATCTACTGGGTGTGTTTTCTTTCACCTTAGTTTCTATTTCTTCTAAATCAGTATCAGCTAATGCTGCCATAATAACTTCGATAAATAGCTGATATATTGGTGTTGGATATTCTTTACTAGCAATATAATCATTTGCTTCTTTATTAAGAGCTATACCCAATATTTTTTCCATTCTCACTACATCATCTATTTTCTTATCCTCACTTACAGCTTTAATTGCTATTGTCGCAGGAAAGCTGTTATTAATTTTAAATTCATGCTCTGCATCAATTCTTAATACCGGTTTTTGATTAGCATTTGCTACTCTGTCTACTATGTCATATACTCTTCCCATTTTCTAATCCTCCTCTTATACTGATACCGCAGGTGTGTAAACTGGTTTACCATCACCCTGTAAATCAAATTCAAGTGGCGCAACATCTGTAGCATCACCACCACCATTATTTGTTACACTCACTACGCAATCAAACGCTAATTTTGCACCATCAGGAAATTCTATTGTGGCTTTACTAGAACAATCTAATCCATCTGCAAAAGTTGTTCCTGCAACATAATCATTTCCTGGATCTCCTACATTTCTTTTTCCTTTTAATGATATAGAAAATGACTTTCCAGTCATTAATGCTCTTTGCCATCCATCTGTTGTCATTGGTGTCCATGTCTGTACAGTTCCATCAATAGACATACTAAATGTCTCCATATCTGCTATAGTAGCCATCTGTTCATCAGTACTGGCTTTACCTTTAATTCCAATTTTAAATTTTATATTATATACTGGATATACTCCACTTGAAACTGATCCTGCCATAATATTACCTACCTTTCAAAATAAATTATTGTTTCAATTACAAATTCAAATATTCCATTATCATCAGTTCCAACGCTTATTGGCTCAGACATCTTCATATCGAATTTAATTACCTTGTGTCCTCCAATTACTGCATCTTGATTACAGAATAGAGAATCATAAACTTCCTGTGCTTTCTTTTCTGCACTAGTAACATTCTTTGACCAATGCACTAGGATTGATATTCCTTTATTTGAATAAGAAGTATTTTCTAATCCTCCTATTGCTATATTAGATGATTTACCTTGAATGCCATAAACCCCTATACACTGTTCCTTAGTTGCATCAATCTTTCCTGTATACCATTGAGGGCAATCTATTATAGTTTTTAAATAGTCTTTTACTTCACTTAGTAACATTAATGTATTCCCCCCTTACTTAATTGCTTTAAGAGCTTATTATAAGTATCAATGATCCATTGCTTTTTAGGACCATCAATATATGTTTCCATCCACTTACCTTGTGCATTTACATTTTTATCATGCCTAAAATTATATTCAGGATGCCAGTATAATCTACGAGCATAAGGAGTATCAAAGATTATCTGTCCTACTGCATCTTTAATTACAGTAAATCCACTTTCCTCTAATACTCCTGTATCTTTTGGAACAACAGCACTTGTAACAATATCACTAAGTACTGCTTCAACTGTCATTTCAAAAGCTTGTTTACTTGCTTTTTCTAACATTCCTATCTTTTCAGGATATAATTTAATATTAACTTTAACACTCATGATAAATTCAACTCCGTACTAAATACAGAACCATCTGGATTCAAAGGTCTTTCAATGGAATATATATTCTTTTTATCTCCATTTACTTTTATATATCCTTCCTTTATGGGGATATTTCCCTCTATAACAGCTTTACCACTAAGGGTTACTAATTGTTTCTCAGCTGTCATAACCTGCTTTTGCTTGTCTGTATAAATGCATTTACCATTAAATACTTTTTCCTCTTCCTCGCCATCTTCACCTAACTCAGTTTTAAATACTATTATAGGTGTATTGGCCAAGAACTTTGGAAAAGGTAATTTCATTCCCATAGCTATATCCTCCTACAACTTAATCCTGTAGAATTTAAGTAATTTAATACTTCTTGTGTAGTAGTTACACCATTAATCTTCTGTGCATTAAAGCTTATACTTGTACTACCTGCTGTAAATCCACTTAAAGGCATATCAATATATGAACCATACTGTTCTATAAAATCAGCATGCACACATATAGCCTTTTTAATTTTGTCTTGCTGGAATGAAGTAAGATTATCAAATCCTATTCCAATGATTCTGTTATAAGTTAAAGAATTAATCTGATCTGTAGCTTTTTCTAATTTGACACTTAATTTTTCTTTTATAACATCTGAACAACTGTTGTAGTAATCTTCATCTACATAAGACATACTACTCACCTTGAGCTGCCTTAAATTTCTCTATAATCACATCCTTTGTTGTTGCATCTTCTAAATTAATATTCATTTCAATTGCGTAAGCTTTTAACTGATCTACTGTCATTGAATTTAACTTATAATCTTCATTTGCTTTTTCTAGTTCTGAAACTCTATTTTTTAAAGTTTCCTTTTCCTTTTCGAGTTCAGCATATTTATCATATGAGACAGTTTTACCTGCCCCATGTGATACAACATTGCCTAAATCATCAGTAATGTCAAATCCTTGCTTAACATATGAATTTTTTTGTGATTCTCCTATTGAATAAACTTTATTTCCTTTAGTTGCTTTCATTAATATCTCCTCCTATGCCTGTATATTCATGGCAACTCCATCTACTTTCTTTTCAAGCAAGAATAAATCGCCATAATTTCTATTTTGATATAAGTAACCATCAGCTGTTCTTGAATCTGTTCCAGGTGTAAATAACTTGATGTACGCATATTTATCTCTACATACTACACATGATGGATGTATTAATATAAAGTTTATTTGTTTTGCTGTTGAATCTGGAGAGCAACCTTCAGTAAAATCATATAAAGTTTTCATTCTTGCAGCTGGAACCATCTTAATAGTAACATCATCAATACTGTGAACTTTTCTATTAATAGAATTTGGAGTTGTCACAATAATGCTTCTTTCAATTCCCTCTGCTTGCTTTATTATCTTATTCATAGAAGGTGTTACATAAAGTATTCTTCCTTCTTCTGGCACCCCTGCTTCATCCATTTTTGACATAAACTCATCAAACTGTTCTAAGAATACAGATGCATTAATAACTGTACTGTCAATAAGTGCTGCTTTGTATGTCTTTAGTTCAGAATGTAGTTTACTAAATCTATAACAATCTTTTTCTGGTATTGCTTGCTCTGTTTCAAATGTATTTTGGATATTTGCAACACTTAAAGTTAAGTTTGTTTCATCAATATCCATAGGATCAATCCAAAATTCAATATCTCTATCATGTGAAAGTTTCTTTGGTTCCCAATCATTAGACATTGTACCAGAATTGAATCCTGGAGTCCTTGTATGATCCTTATAGCCACTTAAACTCATCCTAGGTAACTTAATTGTTTGAGCATTAATAAACTGCACACCTAAGTTACTCTTAGTTAAGTCATCAGACTTTAATTCTGTTTGATATTTCTGTTGTAATAAGTTTGTAAATTGTTCAGCGTAATCATATACTGCCATTTTTTATCATCTCCTAATTTAATATTTTTATTTAATGCCAAATATGGCCTTTAAAGCATCTTCATTACTTCCTTTAGAATCTCCAGCACCGCCACCTAGCTTTCTAAAACCTTTTTGTTCTTCTTGCTGCATATCACCTTTAAAATGTGGATATTGTTCTAATACTTTATCTATAGCTTGGTCAATAGTAACATCATCAGTAACTTTTGCTTTTGCTAATACAACAACATCATCAATTGATTTAGGATTAACACCTTTAGTTAAGCACGTAACCTTGGTCTCTGCTAATATTGCTCTTTCTTCTGCCTCTAACTTTGCTTTTTCTGCATTTGTTAAAGCTTCTGACTGCTTTTCAGATTCTGTTTTTTGACTATCTTGCCATTCTTTAAAAGCTTTTAGTTCTTCCTTAGTAGGCTGTCCCTTCTTTTCTCTCTTGAGTCTATCTTTTATAAGATTATCAACTTCTTCTTGACTAAAGGTCTTTTCTTCTGATTTACCTTCCTCTGAACCTTCTCCATTTTCTTGATCTCCTTCACTAGTTCCAGCACCTTCGCCTGAACCTCCTGCACCGCCATCTGCTTCCATTAACCTAGACATTCCTAATCTTTTTCTTAAATTACAGTTTTGTATAAACATAAATACCTCCATTTATAGCCTGTAGGCTTTTAATTCCATGTATCTTTTACCCTCTTAAACACGTTTTGGAGCATAATAAAAGAGCCTTAGTTTTCTAAGACTCAATTTTAGTATTATTTAGTATTCTTTCTTTTCTCAATTGTCTCTTTGGCTTCATCAAAAGTCATTTCTTTAACTTCTTCACAAGTTAATAAAGCTATTTCTCCCCAAGTAAAATTTTTCATTTCCTCGTTTGTCATACCTCCACCTCCCTAAATACATTATAAAATAATTTTGCAATATATTCCACAAGTGATCATTACATTTTTTCTTTCCTGTTTTCTTCTTACAAACCATTATCTCACCTTCTCTCTTTCTGAATTTCTTCTTAGTTCAGGATACTTTTTAATATGCTCTATTAAACTCTTTTCTAATGTTTTAAGCTTCATTTCTTCATGTTGTTTATTTGATTCATCACAAGTTCCCATAACTATTCTCTTTTGTTTTCTAATTTCTCTTTCATATGCTCTCTGCTTTTGTTCTGTTTTATAAACGTTAATAGCTTCCTTTCCATCTGGAACTTTAGGTATTGTTGTTATTCCTTCAAAATAAGTTACAAGATTATGCCTGCAGTTAACATGGATTAATCCAGCTTTTATGGCTTCACTTAATAATCTATAATTCTTCTTATATCTGTCTATATATTGTTTACTTGGATGACTAAATACATCATCTATAAGAACTTTACCTTGCCATGGCTCACACATCTTACATGTATTAGCGTGAGCAGATACAACTACTAAATGTATTCCCCATTCATCTCTTTTGCTACCTTCACCTAAAAGCTTTGCTCTGTGATTAGCAGTCCTTAAACACATTTCTGCATAGCTTGCAATATTAACACATTTTCCATCTTTATATCTAATACTATTTATTCCTTGCTTTAAGAAATCCCTAGTTGCCATATCTATACATTGATTTAATGTCTTTGTTCCTGCTTGCATATACACTTGACTCTTATATATTGTCTGTCTATATACATCATCCATTTTCCTTAAAACTGAAATTTGAGCTTTCTTTAAATCTTTCTCAACTACACCTTGCAATGTATTTAATTTCTTTTCATTAACTCCAAAGAATGATTCTTCTGTTGGCACTTCAATTTTCTGTCCTGTAATAGCCTTAATATATTCTTTAACCTTTTGACTTTCTGAAATATCATTAGGTACAGAAATACCAAAGAAATTTTTAACTCTTTTAACAACGCTACTTACTGAGTTTTTAAATTCACCTTTAAGTTCTCTATCTATAGCTTCCTGTATCGGCTTACTATATAAATTGATTAGTTTCTTATTTCTTTTTCTATACTCTTCTATGGATCTAAGTTTACTTTTCTGCCATTGCTCCCAGCTAAATCCTTCTTTAGCTTCTTCTGTTTTATGAAAATAAAAAGCCTTATGCATAGAAGATATTAAATCAAGTTCCATTTGTTCAAATATCTTTCTAATATCATAAGACTGCTCTCTTTCTTTAGCTGCATTCTTTTGTATAGATTTCTTATTTATATTCTTAAGTATTTCTCCTAGCTTACTAAGATTATTCTTCTTCGCCATCTAAATCCACATCCTCTGGATTATCTGAATTATTATAGTCTTCATCATCAACTGCTCTAGGTTCTTCAGCTTCAAGTATTCCAGTTTGTTCTTTTATCCTTTGAACCTCTTCTGCCTTTTCTTCATCAGTCCATGTATCTCCATATAATTCCTCTACACATTGTTCTAATGACATTATTCCATATGTCTTAGCTGTCCCAACTATTTCAACTACATTATCAAATGAAGGTGATGCATATTCACCAAAAGTTACTGTAGCTTCATATTCTTTTGGACTTTTACTGTTCATAATGTCATTAACCATTAGTGTTATAGATATAAGAAGTGGTATAACCTCACTTAAAGTATCAACAATTTTACCTCTAGTATATAAAGTTGCTTTTTCCTTTTCTCTTTGAGCTTCTGCATTATCTGTTTTCTTAAGATCAATGCCCAATGTACTTGGAGAAATAATTCCTTGTAGACACATATCTAATGCACTATTATAGCTATTAACAAATGCATCATAATTAATCTGAGCTTGCTTCATATCTATCTCGTTTTTAGATTCTTCAGCTAAGCTACTTCCAATCTTAATAAACTTATTATCAAAACTATTAGGCTTTAATAATTCACCTGTTGATGGATTCTTAGGTATTAAGTCCTCAGGAATATATTTAACTACTCTTCCATCTCTTATTGCATCAATCCACTGTGATATGACCTCATCTAATGCATCAAAGGAATCTGACTTACTATCAAATAAACTTTTACCTCTATTATCCCATTTAGGAGATTTAAAAAACATTAAAGGTATCCCCATTATAAAATCACCATCAAACTCAACATCTTCCAAATCTTTAGTAGCTTCTATAATCGTTACAGGTAATTCTTTTCCATACTCATCATATAAATTATATTTAACATATCCCTTTCCATATGTTTCAATTAATTTGTACTTTTTTTGTCCCTGTTCATATAAATTTGAATATTTTATTTCTTGTAGTCTACCTCTGTTAAGAACATATTCAACATTATCTGCTTTGTAGAATTCAATTATTGGATATTGACTTACATTTGTATCAATAGAAATTTTAAAAGCTCCATCTCCTGCAATCAATGTTTCTGATATTGCTTCTTGAACTATTGAATTAAATTTATTGTCTATACTTATTTCTTCCCATATCCTACTATCTACATCTTTTTCTAATGAAATACTATCCAAATCAGCTATTACAATATCAGTCAATCTATCTACGATTATTGCAGGTAATCCACTATGCAATTTTCTAATGCTTAAATCATTACTTGGAACTGCACTCCAAAATCTAGATTTATTTACTGGATCACTAGATATCTGTTTAAAAAACTGATCTAATTCATAGGGCTCACCTCTATACCAAAGTCTATTCCTCATAAGATTACTTTCATATGTATAAGGCTCCTGTATACTTACTTGTACATCCATAGCAGGTTGTACATTTAAATATCTTATTGCAGCTTTAGTTAACATATTCTTTATCCACCCCACTTTTATTCCTCCTGTTAAATATCAAGGTAAATTAAATCCTCGTTTTATTTACTCTTATTCTTAGATTTTTTTATTTACACACTTATGCTATTTATCTCGTAAATAAACTCGGTAAATTAATCAAAGTAAAAACTTTATACAAATCTATCGTTTTGTTTACTCTCTGTAAATCCCTATTCTTTTTCTGTATGGAATCCAAGCATATTGAGAACTGTTTATTGTATGGTCGTTTGCATCTTCTGGCTCGTCCTTATCTTCTTTCCATGAATAAGTTTCTAATTCTCCTATATGAGCTTTGCAATGGTCACATACATAATAAAAAACACCATCAACGCTATTGATCCATGATAGTACAAAATTAATTCTGTCCAATATTTCAACTTTCTTATAAGAATTAACAAAATTATAAAGATTAGGCCTTTGTCTTTTATACTTATTCAATTCTGTTATTGTTGCCTGGTCTGCAGAATCTACAAATACATCTCTTGCAAGTCCCCAATCCTTTCTGTTTTTCTCTAAGAAGTTTACAAGTTTAATTGCTGTATCAGATGGTGCCAATGGTATCTCTTTATTGTTCTTGTTGTTATATACTTCTTCATCAAGATAAATTAATCTATTATCATCTGTAATTCCCATAAATGTCATTGCTATTGTGTCATTACTCTGACTTGAATAAGATGTATCTAAGCCTGCAGTAAAATACATGAATCTGAATTTCTTAGCCTGCTGCTTAGTTATTAAGTTTCTCTTTCTTTCAAAATTACAGAATATTAATCCTGTAGCTCTTCCTCTTAAACCTAATATTTTATTCTTATACAGCTTTGTACATTTTGGAGCACTTAACTTCTTTTTCTCTATATCTTCCTCAGATAAACTTGCATTGTCATAAAAAGAAAAGAACCAGTATGTCCAGTTTGGCTTTTCCTCACTGTTCAGCTGCTCCATTATTTCATCTGGTACATCATTCTTGTATTTTTCTAATGGCCTGGCACAATTAATAAATTCATCATAGATAGGTAAGTTAGGATCATCTGGATTAAGAGTTCCCATAAGATAATCATTTCTTGTGGATATTTCTCTTACAAAATCTATGTTAGCTGTGTTAATTTCATCTATAAGTACACAACCAAACTGAGAACCTAGAGCCATCTCCCACTTATCTTTATTATCATATCCTAATACATATATTATTTTTTCACCATTAGGTGTTTGATATCTTATATGTGGTATCTTGTTATCCTTATCTCCATTACCATTGTATTTGACTAAATCACCAAATACATCACATATACCAAACTCTTTCTGTATGATATTCTTTTCTGCTACACCTGTTGTCTTAGATGCTATTATATGCATTTTCTTTTTTGAATCAGCAACTTTAAGCATGAATTTTACGATACCAACTGTTGTCTTTCCTGCTGCTGTTGTACCCTCCAGGAATTCTACTGGTGCATCATGTTCTAAGAAATCTAAGTACTTTTCCGATAATGGATAAAGCTCTTTATTTTCTTCATTACTCATTTTTTCTTACCTAACTGATTCAGTATAGAATCAAGCTTTTGAGTAGAATTCACTTGTGAATTATCTCCATCATTATCTTTAATATTATTTTTAATATCATTTTCTATTTTCTTAATTCTTAACTTCTGCTCATCTGTAGCCAAGTCCCAATTTGCATGTAGCAACTTCTCATATTTATCTATCATGTTGCTTAATCGTTCCATTGCCTTAGAATTTATATCTAAAGAACTATTCACTTTATCCCATGCAAATTGAATTTCAAACTCTTTGGAATCTGTCTTCCCCCAACTCTCCTTTTTTAATTCTTTTGTAGTATCTTTTTTGTTTTTAACTTCTGTAATCTTTTGGCTTACAAGAATCTTAGCCCATAAGATATCTATTGCATGTCCAAGTTTATCTAATTTACTAAGACCTAAAGATGCAGAACCCTCATATGCATTTTTTAAACCTACTGGAAGCCATTTCTTAATAAAATCCTCTGGCAATCTTTTTGTTTCATCACAATAAAGACCATGTTTTAGCGGATTAAGATTACCTTTAGGTGCTCCACCTTTATTCCCCTTTGCATTCTTATTCCCCTTAGGTGCTCCACCCTTATTTCCTTTTGCATTTGTATTACCTTTCGGTGCTCCTGCCATTACTATCACCTCTTTCGCATAAATAAAAGCCAGGTATTTATTTACCTGACTTCTCACTTATTTCTTTTACTACTTTATAGAGTGTTGGCTTTGTAATTTCAAACATATCACAAATATCCATTATTCTTGTATTCTTCTGAACATATAAATCATAGATAGCCTTCTTCTTTGTATCATCTAATTTTTCTTTTCTACCACCTTTTCTCCCTCTGGCTCTTGCTGCTGCTAATCCTTCTTTGGTTCTTTGGCTTATTAACTCTCTTTCAAACTCACTTATTCCAGCTATTAAAGTAAACATAAGCTTTCCTTGTGGAGTTGTAGTATCTAACCAACTTTCCTTTAAGCTTTTAATGTTAGCACCTTTCTTCTCTATCTTTTCTACTAAATCAAATAGATCCTTTGTACTTCTGCTTAATCTTGTTAAATCTGCAACTAACATTATATCTCCAGTTCTTAACTTATCTAATAACCTATTAAGTTGTGGCCTGTCTGCTTTTGTTCCTGTCATCTTCTCTTCTATAATTTCATCTGCACCTGCTTCTTTTAAAGCATCTATCTGTCTATATAAATTTTGTTCTACTGTACTTACTCTTGCATATCCAAATATCATAATCAACAACTCCGTTCATTTTTCTATACTATTATAGTAAATCAAACGTATATCATTGTCAATTATTTTACTTTAATTTTTTTACTTATTTTTTTACTATCATATTCGCATTAATTGGTTGGACAATATCTAAAAATCAATAAGTAAAGTAAATCTTCGTTTTATTTACTCATCAAAACTAAATCAAATCCCATTTAATATATAACGGGATTATTCCAAACAAACAATACATTGATCTAATTTTCATATTTTCTTCTTTAACATATTTAACTACCATATTTTATTTCTCTCCTTCTATCCATAAATTGTATTGAGTTGAGTTGCTCTAGGATGCTTTTCAAAAGCTAATTATTTCCCTAAACTTTAGCTGATATTTTTATTATGTTTTTAAGTTCTTTTATACCTTACTTCCTGAAATGTTGAGGTTTTTTATTTTTAAAATTGCTACTTCTATATATAGCAAAATTAATACAATTAATAATTATAGTCTAAATAGTACGGTATTTGACTTCAAAAAAATATGAATATTTCCCATCATTAGAACACATACTTATCTGAAGTTTCAGATGATTCTTTTAATATATCTTCATCTAATCCTATATACTCCATCGTTGTATTAGCTTTACTATGGCCAAATAATCTTTGGACATAATAAACATTTTCATTATGTTCTTTATATTGAAAATATCCATATGTTTTTCGTGCTGTTTGTGTACCTATTGAACCAAATATTCCAAGTTCATTAAGTACTTTTTTAAATATTTTCCCTAAAGATTCTCTTGTTATATGCTCTTTATAAGGCTCTACACCAGAACCTTTTTGAGACCAATATAAATATTGAGCATCATCTTTATCTTGAATATATTCTTGTAATATTTTTATAAGTTTATTACTTAATATGACAACTCTTTCAAATTTAATCTTTTTAGTTTTCTTAGTTTTCTCTTCCTGAATAATTAATTCACCAGTTTTAATCGCTTTTTTAATATCCGCAATTGTAAGCCTTACTAAATCGCCACCTCTATATCCAGTATTAACACCGATACTCCAAAGTATATATGCAGGATAATTATATGATTTCATTCTATTTGCAATTCTTTGTAAGTCTTTAGGATCTTTAATAACTATAGCTGAATTTTTCCCTTTTTTTCTCACACTGAATGCACCTGCCTTATCTTACCCTTAACTTTTTTATAAGCATTATGATCCATACACTTTCTTAAATCATTTGTCTTATTTTCCTCAATTATATTCTTACTTCCACAATGAGAACACGACAAGTGCTTATCATATTTCAAAGTGTTTTCAACTTCTTCTGTGATTAAAATAATTTCTTTTCTGCACCTACAGCACAAATAAACTGTATATATTTCTTGCATGTTCTCACCTTCTTCTAATTAAAAAGATGAGCTGCTATCCAAACAACTCATCTTTTCTATAATTACTATGTAGTATTCTTCTATTTACTAATTTTGTACTATTGTCATTTTTATATCCTTTAGGTACATCCCAAGGCAATGTATATCCTGGAGCATTTACAACTATATCTCCATCTAAAGTTGTTGAATATATACTTGGATTCTTTTTAATAAAAGATTCATCAGACATATATTTTATTGCTTCAATGTTTATAGATTTCTCAATTTGTTTATTTCTATAACGTACTCTTTTATGCTCTAACTTTAAGTCTGAAAAGTTTCTTTGAATATATTTTTTAACTGCCTCTGCCTTTTTGTTTACTATTATAGATATTTCAACTGAATTATGACCTCTAAGATATAATTCTTTTATTATTTTTTTATCAATCGCTTTTCCCAAATTAATCACCTCATTAAAAAAATGCATAACAAAGAGAAATCCACAAAAAGGGACATTTTTACCTGTTAATATTATGTTATCATACAACTTAAGACATTTGTGGGACATTTTCAGGACATTTTTAGGACATAAAAAAGAGTGCATTTTTACACTCTTATAACACTATTTTTTTAGATACTCTATTTAATATTCTATTAACCTGCCTTTCAGTCCTTTCGATTTCATTAGCAACTTTCTTTTTATCAATACAATCTATTAAAACCAATTTAACCACCTTATATTCCTTTTCTGGTAGCAAATTTAATGAATTCTCAACTCTTCTATTTTCATTTTCTAATTTATTTATGTCTTTTAATAACCCTTGTACAATAGGATCATTATCTGTAGTCCCGTTAAGCTTTAGATTTTCAATTTCAATTCTTAGATTTTTTATTTTACATTTTCTTTCTCTATAAAGATTAAAAATACTTTTCATTTCTGACATACTTATCACCTATCCTTCAATATGTTATAATATAGATAGGCTTATTAGAGAACTGGACTTCCAAATCAATTTCTCTAATTATGTATAGGGTGTTCATGACGAACACCTTTTTTTATTATGTTAAGCTTGTGTAACATACCACTTGTCCAGAATCTCATCACTTGAAAAATAATTACTTTGCTGCCATATTGAAATTACTGGATTAAAGAATTTTAATTTAATGTTATTGTCTTTGCATTCAGATCTATAACTATAACCACTGTTTTTGCTTGTTATAATATTATTTCCATATATAAAATCATTGTATACTTTATCAAATGTATATTCTTTACTCTTATTAATTGTTGGCTCGTCCATATATACCTCCTTGTTAGAATCGTAAACCAATTATAGATTTATCACCTATACAAATGACGTTCCTTTCTTTCTTGTTCATCTCTATCTCGTTTTTCTTTCAATAACTTATGGTGCTCCTGCTTTATTTCATCCTCAGTTAAAATTCCTTTTTTAATCAATAAACTTTTTATAGCCATTATTTCGTATTCTTGTATCATTTTATTTCCTCCTTGTTATTACGTAATATCCGTAATTCACGCACCTTTTAAGTATTGCGAACTATACTTGCTCAAAATATTTAATATCTAAAGTTTTGTTTTCACAATACTCAAATAGCTCATTTGAATCCAATCTAATATTTGTCTTTCCTTTTGTAATTACTGTTAAGCCTTTCCAGTCTGATGTTATCATTATTGTTTTTCCATCAACACTATCTTTGAAGTTCTTTTCAACTTCATTTCCTAAAATATAGTCTGTAATTTCGTCTATATCTAAATACCCTACTATCTGATTACCTCTTTGTATTGATAATGTTTTTACCATTTTATTTAATCTTATTTTTGCTTTCACTTTACTTCACCCTTTCTGCATATTCCGAACTACTTTTTACCTAACAATTCCCAATCTTGATTCTTTTCGCATTCTGGAATAGCAAACATACTATTCCAGGTTTCACATCCTATTTGCCTACAATAAATCTTGTTATGTGATTTCTTGTATTCATATTCTTCATTTCTAACTACACAATCACCATTTAGGTACTTTTTAATTTCTTTAAATGTCATTACTGATCTACCTCACTCTTAACATCAAATTGAATTCCACAGATTTTATCACTGAATCCTTCACCTATTCCTCCATATTCAAATTTTAAACCAAATGCTTTTAATGCACTTCCTATAAGTTCAGCAACCTCAATACATAAATCCTTAGGAATATTATCTATATCAATACTCATAGTACTTGTACAATCTTTAATAAGATCTTCTTTGTCATTGCTATTCATATTAATCCTCCTCAGTGTTATCTAAATACTCATTTAGAGTAATTGGAATTATTAAACTGATATCACATTGAACTGATGTGGCTGCCATCTTTCTAAATCCTTCTTGCATTGTCTTGTAGTCTTCACTAGGAACTTTATACCTTTTTACATTCTTAGCCTTTAAACATACAAATGCTTCTCCTGGATTGCCTTTTTCATCTTCTGCAAGTCCAACTGATTTATCTACTTTGAAACAAAACCTTAAACTCTTACTCATTACTGCTCTACCTCACTTTTCTCAATTCTTTCAAATTCAATTACCCATACCCAAGGATTTAATCTCCACTTATATTCCTTTGTTGTACTATCCCATAACTCCTTGAACTTATCCATTGCATGTGGTGGCCATTCTTCTGTAATTCCTTCTGCTCTTATTCCCTCCTCTGTTATATCCTGAAGTCTTTCAACTCTTGCACTGGTTACCTTTAAGAAAATACGTGCTGCAACTTTCGGCATATGAATGCTTGGTTTCCAAACGCCTAAGTTTTTTTCCTGTTCTCTAGCCATTGGTATTCTCTCTCCTTTGGAATACCCTGCTTTATAAACATACTCTGCTGTCCTATTATTCCTTGCAAAATCTCCTAATGGATTTGATATTCCCCAAGTTTCCCTAACATAAAGAATATCTCCTGGCATATATGGTGCTTTAACTCTTTCTATAATTTTTGCATCTAATATTTTTTCATAACATCCTTTTCCAAATGCAGCAGTGTCAAAATATCCACCAGTGCTACTGCATCCTATAAAATCAAGGTCCGTATTTACTTTAATAATTCTCCTAGTAGTTGTCTTTCTGCCATCCAGTATTGCTTGTACCATTGCCGTATTAAATAATATTGGTTTCATATATTTCTACACCCTTTCTGGCTATACTAATTTAAATAATGAATCAAATAAACCTTTATGATCTTTTAATATTTCTCTAAATAACTTTTCATCATATGTTGAAATAACTACTCCATTTTCTTTTAGACTCCATGTAACCTCAACAGCTCTTTTATTTTTTCTCTCAATTATTAAATAATATCCTGACCTTTTTCTTAATGTTATTTCTAAATCTTCTTCTCCATAATCAGTTGAATCTTTATAATAAATACAAAATACTCTATTCCAGTTATCACATTTTCCTTCTGCATAATAAGTATTAGTATTATCTTTTCTTCTTCCATCGTATTTTCTTACTCCTTGGCTTTCCATAACACCTTTAAATATATAAGCCAATGATTTAGTTTCTAATACATCTAGTAACTTAATAAGCTTTTCCTTCATCTTCCTACACCCTTTCTGACATTTGTGCATTTCTCAAAAGTGTTCTTCACGAACACCCTTTTACTTATCTGCTATTAAATTCTCATAAATCAATAAATCCAACTCCTGACTTACTTCAATTGTCCTTTTATCAGAAATTCCAAACACTGATATGTATCTATATAACTTTTCTCTCATGCCTTCTAATCCCATTTACTTCTCTCCTCCTATTAATTTAAATATTCAATATTGTCAATAAACAACTTTGCAGCTTCCATAGAAACTGCTGCAACACCTGCTATTATCGGAATTACATCCTGATCTATACTCACACCATTCAACATTGCTTTTAATTCAATTTCTTGCTTTTTTTGATTACTTAAATTCCTAAATCTATTTAAAATAAACTTTTCATTCATGAATATACCTCCAACAGTTGGGGGATTTCTCCCCCTTTGACTAAGATTTATTTAACTGCAGTTTTAACATTAGCTTGTAATCCCTAACTATTAGCCCTGCAAGATTAACTATTTAACTATTTCTAAATGCTTGGCTTCAAAATATCCTCGTATTTCTTTTAAAACCACTACAAGTTTTCTATCTAAAACATAAGGACTTGCTTTAACTGTGAATACTCTATCTTTATTCTTTTGAGCAGCTTTACAATTAACTATTTTCACCTTATCTCCTGCTCTTGGTAATCTGTAATTTGGCATATATCCACCGCCTTTCTCTTTTTCCTTTTATAAATACTTACCAGCGAAGATAGTGATCCACCCTCAATGCCAACAATTTTGCTTATATCTTCCCATGTATGAGTTTTTTTTAGTTCAATTATCTTTTCATAGTCATCATCAGATAAATTATTACGCCTCTTTTGAGTTGGAAAACTAATACCCATAGCTATTAGTGATAATTTAGCATTTCTATTTGTCATAATTGATAAATACAAAGCTAACCAATTTTCCTCCAACTATATCACTCCCTAACCAAAATAAATTTAATTAATTATTTGTTTTAGTGTTTCAAAAAACTTCTTTCTATCATCCACTTCAAGCTCTTCAGCATATTCTCCAAAAACTTCTTTCAGCGACTTATCTGGTTCATCAAAATATGTATTAACCAGATTAGTTACTATTTCTTCTGCATTTTTCATATCGTATTCACCTTCCTATCATCATTCCCATCCAAGCATCTTTTTCTCTAAGCTGTCATAATCATATTCTCTCGGCTTAAAATTATTAAATCCTGTAGGTTTTAAACTTTCTGACTGTTTATAATTGCAATCTGATCTATTTTTAAAATTATCCTCAAGTACCTTGAGAAAATTATTAGGTCTTATAAACCAGTCAAATGTTATAGTCCAATTATTTTTATTCTGACCTTTCAAGAAATTACTTGATCTAATATTTGATATAGCCTTTAGAATATTATCAATTCCGTACTCCTTAATCCTAGCTCTTAATAATTTATGTCTTGTTGTTCCAGCATTAACTGAAAAAATCTTTTGTAAATTTAATGAATTCCATGCATGTACTATTTGTTGCACGTCAGTGCTACATACTATATCTTTAGATATAGTATTATCTAATGTATTATTAATTGTATTATTAAGTACTGTATTATTATCTTTGACGTTTTTGCGTATAGGGGTATGCTCAATTTTGCTTAAACCCTCCTCACATTCTTGCTCATAGGTATGCTCATTTTTGCGTATAGGGGTATTGTCATTTTTAGATATAGGTGTTGCAGAATTAATATATATATTTCTTCCTACAATTTCCTTACCTTCATATACAAGCTCTACGTTTATATACCCTTCTTCATTTAGGTTTTTAATTAGCCTTGATATAGTAGATTTACTAACCTCATACAACTCAGCAAAGTATGAATTTGAAGCCCAGCAGTAACCTTTTTCATTTGCTAACGCTGTTAGTTCCCCGTAAAGGAGTTTGGCTTTATCTTTTAAATTTTTGTTATATCTTACGTCTGCTGGTATAACAGCATAATACGCTCTTTTTTCTTCCATATTTGCTCCTCCTTTATCAGTGAAACCATAAATAAGTATTAAGATTAATCTTGTAAGCTTTCTTAGGTTTCAATGTTGATTCTCCATAACAAATTTCATTTACTTTTTTTAATTGATTGCTATAGTCATTAGTGTTAATTTCAATTTTAAGAATGTTCTTCTGACCTTTAAGATATATTTCTAAAGTTCTATGTTTAAGCTCTATTTCAGATACTCTAAAGCAACCCTTTATATAAGACATATTAATTACTAAATCTATTTTTTCTGACTGCGTAATCATTTCTTTTAACTCGGCAATTTTATTTTCAATTTCATTAACTTCTGTTTTTATTTCTCTTTTCTGTTTAGTTTCATCAGCATTTTTCGCACAATCAGATACAACAATACAACTCTCTGAATGTGATTCAGAATACATTTCATCAATCAATTCTTTATCATGCTTATTTTCAACTGGCTGCTTTATACCATTAATAAGTGTTTCAACTTCTTCCTTATGCTCCTTACAGTTAAGGTCTTTAATTTCATCATTAATTATCTCCTGCTCTTCTTCTGTAAGACTACTAAGTGTATGTGCCTGTGTAACTGTTATATCTTCGCTATTAAGCTTTTCTTTAAGTGGTTCAATTAAATCCTTATCTATCTTTTGATAACGTCCAACTTGGACTCCTGAGATTCCTAAATGCTTACCTATAAGCTCTCTTGTCTTTCCTTGAAGCTTTTCACCACTTTTTCTCTTCTCTGTATATATCTCTTGCAGTCTTTTTATTCCCTGCATCTTTTCCTGTAAATTTAATTCTCTTTGTTGCATATTTGCCTGTATAAGCATTACCTCAGCATCTAACTCTGTAACATCATCTTTTACAATCCGGCATGGAACTTTTTTATAATCAATTTCTCTAAGTGCTCTAAATCTTCTTTCTCCTGAAAGAATTTCATATTTACCATCATTTCTTTTTCTTACAACCACATTATGCATAAGTCCATATTCTTTAATAGATTCTGCAAGTTCTTCTATTTCTCTTATTCCATAAAAGTTATTTTCAGACGGAACTAGAAGGTCAATATCTAGCTCCTGAGTAAATCCATCATCTGTATTATTAATCCTATTTGCTATACCCTTTAAATAAGACGACATTGCATTTCCTCCACAAATTTTATATAATCTTTAGATGCATTAGCATTTTTATTCATGTAAATAACTGGCTTAGATTCAAATGTACTTTTAATAACATCTACGTTATCTCTAATTGTCTGTTTAAACATTAAGTCTCCAAACTCTTCTTTAAGCTCTTCTTTAATTTCCCTATTTATTTTTGTAGACTTATCCATTGTTATTAAAATTCCTAAAATATCTAAAGTTGAATTAAAATTTTCTTGAACTACCTGCATAGTTTTCATAAGATATTCAAATCCAACTGTAGCAAACTTGTCTATTTTTAATGGCACGATAACGAAATTACTAGCAACCAATGCATTTATAGATAAAAGTCCCAAGCTTGGTGGACAATCTATTAAAATATAATCAAAAGTAGTACTAACTTTACTTTCAATCCATTTTCTTAAGCGTGTTTCTCTAGCTATTTTAATTTCTGTTTCACTTTCTGCTAAATCAATATTTGCAGGTATAAGCCACACATTATCAAACACAGTTCCCTGTACAGCAACATCTTCACCATTAAGAATTTCATATGTTCCTTTTAAATTAGGATTATACAAACGGAGATACTTTGTTGCATTGCTCTGCGGGTCCATATCTATAATTAATACTTTTTTACTTTCTCTCCCTAATTGTGCAGCAACATTAACGCAACTTGTTGTCTTAGCAACTCCACCTTTTATATTTAAAAAACTTATTATTTTCATTCTTTACATCTCCTTTAAAATATCCTATAATGGAGATACGGACTGCAATCCGTATCTTTAGAAAAATGATAATTAAAATTTTATTGAACCTTTACTAGAAGGTTCTTTTCTTTTGCCAAAATTACCTGTGCAATAGCTTTCTGTAAATCTTTTGCTTTGCATGATATCACAAACCCCATATATTCTCACCTCCTCAAAAGTGAATAAAGTCATGATGCTAGTTATCTTTATTTAACCTATCTGATAAGAACTTTAATAATTTCAAAATATCAGATGATGTATAGTTCTCTTCTTTATTTTTTGCTTCTTGACCAAACCATCCTATTCCGTAATCAATAGCACCTACATTTGATTCGCTTTTAAGAATACTTTTAATAAATTTATCCATGTTAATCCTCCTACCATGTATTTTAAATTTCTCTATGTTCTTTAGATACTTTATCTAGCCATTGAGTTAATAAAGCCTTATTTATAAGAACCTTGTTTCCATTCTTAAAAAATGGGAAATCAGTATCAGGCTTAGCGATTAATTCTCTTATCTTGTCTTTATTTACATCCATAAACTGTGAACACTCTAAAACAGTTAAAGTCGCCTTCTCTTGTTTAGGTCCTCTTAATGCATCCCTTATTTCTATTAAAATTTCTTCCATAATGTGACCTCCTTAGTAATTTCCTAGTTTTTCGACCGCTATTATTAATTCAGTTGTAAGCCCTGAGAGTTTCTTTAAATTAGTTACTATATAATCAATTGATGGTTTTTCATCCTCTGTTATTTTTCCATCTGCTATAACATCAAGCAACATTTTACTCATTTTGTTTTCTGATCCAAGCAAATTAAAAATTCCTATTGATAGTTTGTAAATATTATTAATGTTTTCTTGGCTTACTGGACTTATAGTAAGTTTTCCTATTGGACATTCATTGCAGCAATAATAATTTAAAAGTTCAGACGCATTATATACATCTGCCATCTTACAAACAATATCTACTGGTATTTGTTTACAAAGACCTAACTCATAATTTAATAATGAGTCTTTGCTTACTCCTAAAATTTCGCTTGCACCTTCCATACTCTTAAACTTGTCATTAAATTCTGCTGCTTGTTTTCTTGCTGTTCTATAGGCTGAATTATTATTTTTTGTTTTTTCCATTTATTTCTCCTTACTCTTGCAAAATCTACATCCATCCTCCAACTATTTTAGTTAATACAACTATTTTGAAAGAGTATCATGAATGGATGAACAAATAGATTTTGAAAGTTTTTCTATCCATCCAATATTACTTTCGATAGGTTGTATATGCTGCTCTTGAACTGGTACTTCAGGAGCAACCTCTTCTGTTCCATCTATATCAACTCTACATTCTTCTTTTGCTTGTTCAAAAAGCCTATCAATTTTTTTCTTTACTACATTTAATGTTTTACTGTCCATATCTGCATATTCTTGTGAATTAATATATACTTGCTTCCAGCCTCTATCTCTTATCATTATGTCTAATTCAAAAAGATCATATGGTTTAATTTCTCCATTAAATAATTTTTCTTTATCAGGTCCTTTTAAAGCATTAACAAAATGAATTAACACTTCTTCATCAAACCAACCTTCTTCAATCTTTTCTTTTAATTTTTCCATTGGTACTGGTGATGTGAACTCTAACATTTAATTTGTCTCCTTTCTTTTCTCCTTTCAGCAAAATATGGTAAAATATCGTTGAAAGGGGGTGTAATTATGTTTGAATATACATTTAATCATTGTGACGGTGATTTTAAAATTCTTACTCCATTTGCTAATTCTATGAATGATATAAAGCAAGAAATCACTCAAACTTCTAATTGTATTCGTAAGAAATCTACTTTTCCTAACGGAGTTGTTCTTGATATGGAACAATACCATGATACAGTTATTGTTAGATGTTCTAATGAATTAGTTAATAATAATGACGGAACATATTCTATAGTTTTATAGTTATTGCATTACAGCTTTGAGTTACTGTTGTATTATTAACTTTAGTAATTACTTCACTTAACTGCTCTTGAACTGGTACTTCAGGAGCAGTTCTTTCTAATACACAAATCGCTATATCTATAGCTTCAATATCCTTTTTATAAACTTCATCTGCACCTTCTGTAAGAAAACTTTCTCTGTCTTTTTTTAAGTCTTTTAATTGCTCTATAACTTGCTTATTATCCATTCCTATTTCTCCTTACTTTTGTATTTCTTGGTCTTCTTTAAATTTAGGTAACTTGTCTTTTAATTCTTGCTTTGTCACAGGTACACCTACTAATTTGACAAAAACTCTAGTTCTCGGAGTGCTAAACCATGTAAGTCCTTCTTTATTCAAATCTTTTTCTAGTTTCAAAAAAGCCATTCTTTTACTAGTAGCATGCACATATAACTTAAAAATTTCATAGTTCTCCATCCATACAAGATATTTACATTCTCCAACTTGACTATCTATTTCTGCATTAATCAAATTATTAACAGTTGTATCTAGCGCTTTTGCTAAATTTTCAATTTCATCAAGTCTTATACGATATTGAACATTTTCTATTTTGCTGAGCCTATTCAGTTTTATTTTTGCCTTTTTAGCCAATTCTTCTTGAGTTAATCCAAGCTCTTTTCTTTTATTAACAATATTTATTGCAATATCACAATAAAAGTCATATCCTATCTTTTCTATAAGCATACTTTTAAAATATCTCATATTTGTTACTCCTTACTATTTATTTAAAACATTATTTCTAATAATATATGTAATAAAATTACACATTTTGAAACAAAAATTGGACTAGCTTTCTATGTTATATATAAAATTTTAATATTATAATTAAAATAAGCCTCAACTACACAGTTCGTGTTGTCTATTCTTAAAAAAAATTTCATCAATTGATGCTTCTGGAAAGACATTTTTAAACTTATTTAAAAAATTGTAACTAGGATTTCTAAGTCCAAGCTCTATTTTGGAATAATATGTTAATGTAATTCCTATTTTTTGTGAGAATTCTTCTTGAGTAAGACTTATATTTTTTCTAAATTGCACTAAGGCTACATTCATTTTTATTCACCTCATTTCATACACGTTTAGTGTTTATGTTTTTATTATATTCTACACTTTTTGTGTTGTCAATATTTTTTTACACTTTTTGTGTTATTTGTTCACTTCTACACAATTTGTGCTAAAATTAAAATGTAGATTGGAGGAGTACATATGTTAGGAGATAGAATAAAGGAATTAAGAGAGAAAAAAAATCTTACTCAATCACAACTGTCAAAAATATTAGGAGTTAGTCCTAGTACAATTGGTATGTGGGAACAAAACAGAAGATCGCCCGACAACGAATCTTTAAATAAAATAGCTGACTTATTTAATGTTTCTATAGATTCACTTTTTGGAAGAACTGACCATATATCGTCAAATGAGTCAAATAACAATATTATTACTCAAATAAATATTCCAAAGGAATATACAGATAAATATAAAATAACTTCTAGAGATAAAAAACAGTATCTTGAAGAAATGAAAAAAGCTAATGAAGCATTTTTTATGAATGATGAACTTAATGAGGAAGCTAAAAAAGAAATGTTAGACTTAATGTCTGAATTATTTTGGGAAGCTAAATCTCTAAACAAGAGAAAAAAGTAATAAGGTGGGGATTTAGTGATAGATTATAAAAAGAAGGTTAAAAGCCTCATAAGAAAGTATAAAACTAGAGACCCTTATACTATAGCCAAGGAGCTTGGGATTATAGTTAAATTAGTAGAACTATCTCCCTATTCTCCAAAAGGCATATTTAAAAAGGTATTGAGAAGAAAATTTATTATTATAAATATTACTAGGGTAACAGATGAATTTGATTTTAGAGCTGTTATGGCTCACGAATTAGGACATGCAATAAGGCATTGTAGTGATTCAACATTTTTCTTACATGACCACACCTTATATAGGCGTGGAAAATTTGAAATAGAAGCTAATGAATTTGCTGCTGAATTGTTAATTGATGAAACTAAAATTGAAAAATTATATTTAGAGAATTTTTCAGCAGAGCAACTAGCATGTGCTTATGAAGTTTCTGCTGAATTAATTAAATATAAATTCACATGTAAATAAAAAAGTGTTTGTCATGAACACCTTATAATAAAAATAAAATTTGTTAATAATAACTTTAGTGTTCCAGTTGCTTTTAGTAGACTGGTTATTTTACAAATAAAAAAGAACATACATTCTCGTTGTAAAGGAGTGATTTTTTGGCAACAAAGACAAACTACACAACAAATGGTAATGATTATTATAGAATCACAATTGATATTGGAATAGATGCAAATGGAAAAAGAATCCGCAAAACCTTTTATGGAAAAAGTAAAAAAGATGCTGAACAAAAGAAACAAGATTATATAAACAAAATGAATAGTGGCATTAAAGACACCAAAACTTTATGGCTGGCACAAACCATGAAAAGCTGGCTATTTGAAGTTGTTAAAATGTCTGGTAATATAAAGCCTACCACATTTGCAAGATATGAAGGCTTGTATAGAAATTATATAGAAAATTCTCCTATTGCTTGTATAAGCCTAGATACTTTACAGCCTATTCATATACAAAGATATTATAATAAACTTTTTAAAAACAATAAAAGTAGCAATCAAATTAATTACATTAATAAATTTTTGAAACAATTTTTAAATTATTCTGTTGATTGTGGTTATATGCTCAGAAACCCTTGTGATGGTAAAAAAGTTGTTATTCCTAAAAAAGAAGTTAAAGAAGCCCCTAAAAAAGAAGTACCTGTTTTTAGTGATGAAGATCTTAAAAAGATTATTACAGCCCCAGATAGTAAAATAAAATATATTTCTTTAATTTCTCTAGCAACTGGCATGAGACGTGGTGAAATTATTGGATTAAAGGAATCAGATATTTCCTATAAAACAAATGAGATTTATATAAGAAGAACTGTTGCAACTACAACTATATTTGATTATGATAATAATAAGAGCAAAAAAACAATAGTACAAGAACCTAAAACTAAAAATTCTGTTAGAGATATTCATCTTCCAAAATCTTTAGTTAATATTATAAAAAAATCAATTAGTCTTAAAAATGAAGAAAAGAAAAAAGCTGGAGATAGTTACAATAAAGATAACTTGGATTATATATTTCTAAGCGAATTAGGGAATCTTATAAACGCTGGTAATTTAGATAAAACTTGGGCTAAATTTTTAAGGGAATTGGATATACCTCATAAAAAATTTCATGCCCTTAGACACACATATGCAACTAAACAATTTGAAGCTGGCAAACCCCTTAAAACTGTATCTATTCTTTTAGGACATAGCAGTATAGAAATAACTGCAAACACTTATACACATGTATTAAAAAAAGAAAAAGAAAGTGTTTTAGATGTACTTGATTCATTAGAAAATAATACTATAATATAG